AGATATTAAATGGCAATTTCAACACTTTCAAAAATTACAGTCCCATTAGATTCTAGTGCATCTAGTTCTAATCAGGGCTTGTTGATGCCGAAGCTCCAGTATCGCTTTAGAGTGAGCCTGGAAAACTTTGGAGTATCAACACCAACAACAGAACTAACAAAACAGGTGCAAGACGTAACTAGACCAAACGTAAGTTTCGAACAGATTACAGTTGATGTATACAACTCAAGAGTATACCTAGCAGGTAAACATACTTGGGAACCAATTACATTAACATTAAGAGAAGATGTTTCAAACAACGTACAGAAACTAGTTGGTGAGCAACTACAGAAACAATTTGATTTCTTTGAACAATCAAGTGCGGCTTCAGGTAGCGATTACAAATTCGTTACAAGAATTGAAATACTTGATGGTGGTAACGGAATCAACACAGCAAACGTTTTAGAAACATTTGAATTGTACGGTTGTTACTTAGAAAGTGCTAACTATAATACATTAGCATACGCAACTAACGATCCAGTAACTGTAGCATTAGCTATCAGATACGATAACGCAATTCAAACACCACAAGGAACTGGCGTAGGAACAGCAGTAGGTAGAACTGTTAATACGTTAATTACAGGTGGCGGATCTACGTAAGATACGTAACTAAATCATAATATTTCCTGAATATTGAAGGGGGCTAGTTTTTTAACTAGTCCCTTTCGTATTTTATACGCACTTAATTTTTTAGATAAATACTAGTATGGCAAATAAACTAAATGGATTTTTGGACAATGTAGTTAGTGGTGCGTTAAGCCCTAAGGGTAATATGGCGGACTTTGCCCATGCGGCCAGACTATATGTAGATGACGCACATAGATTAAGTCCAAAACATAAATTTTTATATCACGTAAGTTTCAACTTAAATCCAGTTGCGGTAAAAATTATTCCGCAATTGAAGACACCAGAAATTAATATGCTTGTAAAGAGTGTTGATTTACCTAAGTATTCTGTTAGCACTACACTTAAACATCAATACAATAAAAAAGCAAACTTACAAACAAGACTAGACTATGATCCTATCAACATAGTATTCCATGATGATAACTATGGACAGGTTACTGCTATGTGGGAAGCCTACTATCGTTATTATTACAAAGATGGTAACTATGCTTCATTGAATGGTAGTTCAGATCCTGTTACATCATCTGGTGCTTATCAAAGATCAAATACATACCAAGCTGAAGGTAATCATTTTAGATATGGACTAGACAACGATAGTCATGAACACTTCTTTGAAAGTATACAAATCTATCAAATGTCTAGACATAGATATACTTGTTTCACTTTAGTTAATCCTATGATTGGCGAATGGGCTCACGACACTATGGAAAATAGTTCAAGTGATCCTGTACAAAACCAAATGCAAATTCTATACGAAACTGTATGGTATGCAAGAGGCGGAGTAACTGAAGGATCATCACCTAAGATGTTTGGTGCGGCAAGTGGACATTATGATAAGATGCCATCACCTAATTCATTAGCAGGTGGCGGTGCAGTTAACTTGTTTGGTCAAGGAGGAGTGGCGGCAGGTGCCGCAGATGTGTTTGGAGATATTACAAGCGGACAAGCATTTAGTTCTCCAGCAAGTTTCTTAGGTACAGTTTTAAAAACTGGAAGTGTTATAGGTAATGCAAAAGCATTATCTTCAGAAGGTTTACGTCAAGAAGGCTTTGGTATATTAAAAGATCAAATAGGTAAAGCGGCAGGAATAGATGTAAGTGGTATTGCCAACACAGCATTTCCTAAAGGGTTGAGCATGGACGGTCTTGGAGATGTTACAAAAGCAGTAGCAGGTATATCCGCAGGTGCGGCAGTAATAAGTAAACTCAACGGTGGATCATTAAGTAGTGTAACATCATTGGTTAATAATAATCCAGGTGTACTAGATGCACTTACAAAATCAGAAGGATTTAAAAAAGCACACTTGGCCGCAGGCGGTGATGCAAATCCAGATGCAATTACAAGTGCTTGGAATAGTGCAACTTCGGCCGCCAAGGATGCCTACAATGCTGTAACCAAAGGTAACTTAAATTCAATAAGTAAAAGTAGCAACTATAATTTTAATGATGCAGGCGGAGGTATGTTAACATAATGCCAAACATTCCAGCAAAACAAACTACAACTACAGATAAAATTAAAAAGTTTTTTAATGAATACTATTCAGCACCGTTGGAGTTTCCTTCAAACGAAGTTGATGCTGTAGTAGGATTTTTTGAAGCAAGAGGCTTTGAAAAATTATCTGCACAAACAATTGGTGCAGTATTAATGAGACAAGCAAAGTTAGATGACATAAAAGTTTTTGAATTACTAGATACATTAAAAGGCTTTGATGAAATACAACTATCACAAGTTGTTACAGAAACATTAAACTTTTCAAGACAAAAAATTAGTTCACTAGGTTACAAAGTAGACCAATCCCAGAATAAATTAGAAACTAGAAACATATTGGTATAAGCTCATGGCAAAGAAGTTTGCACAAGGCAGATACAACATGAAGCACCCAGAGAAATACCTGGGTAATAAAAATCCTCTGTATAGATCAAGTTGGGAATTTGCTTTTATGAAATTCTGTGATGAGTCTCCTAGTGTATCAAGATGGGCAAGTGAGGCAGTAAAGATTCCTTACAAAAATCCATTAACAGGTTCAATGACAATATATGTTCCTGACTTTCTAATACAATATACAGATGCTAAAGGTAAACAACACGCAGAACTTATAGAAGTAAAACCTGAAAACCAAATGAAGTTAAAGGAAGTAGGTAGAGATAGATTTAGACAAGCACAATACGTACAGAATGTTGCAAAATGGGAAGCCGCAAGACATTGGTGCAAAAATAAGAAGATCTTCTTTAGAGTGATTACCGAAAAAGACATTTTTCATCAGGGCACCAGAAAAGGTTGATAAATAATAGTAGCATATAATGGACAAACAATATGACCAAAAAATTAGAAGAATTGCTTAACTTACCTGACAGCCAGGAAATAATAAAAGCTGAAAAAGAAAAAGCTGAATCTAAAGAGAAAGCAGTAGTTGAGCAAAAAGAAGACTTCCGTGAAATAGCTGAATTGGATAAAATCAGTGCGGCACTACCACAGGTAAAGGGCTTGGGCGAATTAGCAGATAAAGAGCTAAATGAAGTAGCAGATAAGGCCATGACTGCATATGATGATCTTATGGATTTGGGTATGAACGTAGAATCACGTTATAGTGGTCGTGTATTTGAAGTTGCAGGACAGATGCTTAAAACTAACTTAGACGCTAAAACTGTTAAGCTACAGAACAAACTTAAGATGGTTGAACTGCAATTACGTAAAGAAAAGCAGGATAAAGAAGGTGGAATTGAAGGTGATAACATCGTAAACGGTGAAGGATATGTAGTAACGGACCGTAACTCTTTGCTTAATAAATTGAAAAACATGGATAAATAAACATATAAGGAAAGACAATGAAGACATTTGAACATTACCTAACAGAAGCAAAAAAGACTTACAAGTTTAAGTTTGGTATTGCTGGGGATTTACCAGAAGGATTTACAGACAGTTGCGAAAGCTGTATGCAAAAGTTTGGGCTAGTTAATATGACTCCGCCTAAGAAAACACCAATCCAAGAACGTCCGTTAGACTTTCCTAAATTACAAAACGTAGAAACTCATTATTTTGAAGTAGAATTATCATATCCTACTACTGCACAGATACTAGGTGAATACATTTCACAGGTAACTGGAGTTGATCCAGCTTACATTTGTTTAAGAGATGCAGAAGCACCTCAAGAAGAATATCAAGACAAAGATTACAAACAAGTATATGAGCCTAAGTTAGGTTCAGAGATGGAATCAGCAGATCCAGACGCACAGAAAAAAGTAGGCGACAGCAGAGTGATGGAGTTACTTAAAGAGCTTGAAGCTACTAAAAAGGAACGTGCAAACGATCCAAGTGTAGCAGGTGAGCCAGATAAAGAACAAAAACACGATATGGGTGAAGTTGGTAAAACTAGTCCAGTAGGGAGCAAATAATGAAACTAAAAGATATTTACAAAAAGATTGATTCATTAAATGAAGCCGTAAACATGAGCATTTCGATGTCAGGTGAAACTGCTGATGACGTAGCAACTTTAATGAAGATGGTAAAAGATGCAGGCGGTAAGCCAGAAGTAATGCAAGATTTACCTAAGATGTCTCCAAGAGATGACATAGAAAAAAGTTTAAAGGTTATGGATCTACCTCCAATGCCACCAAAAGGCATGGACGACATGGAGCCAGGTTGCGAAGATGAAGTTGCAGAAAAAGAAGGCGAGTGGGATAACTCACCAGATGAGCAACATCAAGACACAGCTTATATGCAAAATGATTTAGCAGGTGGACTTAACAGACAGAAAAAATCATATCCAAAAGTTGCAGGTGGAGATAATCCAATGGCACTTGAAGATGAGATCAAAGCTGAATTGGCCGCAAAACTTTCAGAAGTAATGAAAGAAGGTAAAGGAAAAGAGATGGCTTTACCAAGTGGCAAAGAAATTAAAAAGTGTGCTGATGACGGAATGTCAAAAGCAGAGATAGTTAAAAAATACAAAGAAGCGGGTTGTAACGAAGAAAAGATTAAAAAACTTTATGACGCCCACTGCGGTTAATTTAACTACAATCACTATTTCCTCCCAATTAGTGTAAACCAAATAGGGCTTTCGAGCCCTATTTTCACCTATAAATACTAGTATGGCAACAAAAAGTTTAGATGGTGTCCTTACCAAAAAAGCACACCAACGTGAAAAATATGATGAATCAGGTATTGAGGAACTAAAGAAATGTATAGATCCTGACACAGGCTATCTATATTTTTGTCAAAAGTTTTTTAATATACAACACCCTGTTCAGGGGAAAACTCTGTTTGAACCTTTTCAATATCAAGAACGCCTACTAGAAAGTTATCACAATCACAGATTTAATATTAATATGTTGCCAAGACAAAGTGGTAAGACAACAACTGCCGCGGGTTACTTGTTATGGTATGCTATGTTTCATCCAGACCAAACAATACTAATTGCCGCACA